TCAAAGGTTCGAGCATGAAGTCTTGGTCGAGCGTCCACACCGACTCCTGCGCGGTCAGCGCGACGAACTCGGAGATCGGGTCGGTGATGCAGTAGCCGGGGTTCTGCGGGATGTAACCGCGGATCTGTTCGGCGGTCTCGTAGAAGGACTGGTCGCACGACTGGTCGATCCACCTGGCCGCGGCCGCGATGTCGTCTGCGAGCTCGGCGTCCCACGCCGTCCCGGTGATGCCGAGGTATGTCTTGACGGCGTCGACCGTCGCGTAGACCGGTTCGTCGTTGATCGTCGGGCCGGTTTCGCCGCTCATCGTCTCTCGCTCTCTTCGCCGCGTGGGCGGGTGTCGGCACCGTGACGTCCTTGCAACGCAGCAAGTTCACGCAGAAGCGCGCGCCGCTCTGGGCCATGCGCGTTCCGTAGCTCCTGCTCGAGCTTCTGGCGTTTCTGATGGTTGTCCATGAGGTTGTTGGGGCGGCCCAGGGCTCCCAGGCCGCCCCAACCCTTCGTCACGTCGTGTACGGGACGATCGGCTCCACCGCGATGAAGTTCACCTGGACTTCCGCCAGCGCTCCGACCGCGGCGTTCACCGGGTCGTAGTCGTACAACTGGCAGAACGCCCGCCAACGCGGGTTCGTCGCCGAAGCGGAACCGGCGAGGCCGATAACCTCGACCTCGAACTGACTCTCGTTCCTGTACAGCGGATAGAGAGTCGCGTACACGCCCGCTGCGTCGAAGCCGTTCGCGAACGTGATCACGAACCGCTCGTTCCCAAGCCCCGGCAGGAACACGTGAATCCCGTTGCCGTTCAGGCTGTCTGCACCAACCTGATCCTTCGACATCGGAATGTCCACGTTCCTTACGGCCGTGGACAGGTCGACACCAGCGACCTTCACGGTGCCGTTCTTGAATACGAACTTCTGCAGCGCCATCAGGGATCAGCTCCCGAACGTCGGCGCGACCAAGCCGGCCCCGTAGACGTAACCGGACGCTGCCGGATACCGGCCCGCGGTGAACGCGGCGTACCCGTAGGCGATCAGCTGAACCTGAAGCGACGTACCGGCCTGCTGCTCGAACGACAGCGTGACCGGATCCTCGCTCCGCTCCCACAGATGCACGATCCGAGTCGCCGAGATGATGATCGGGTCCTGGTTCGTGTGGAAGTTCGTCGGGATGTTCGCATCGGTGTAGACGGGGAGGCCGTGGATGCGGCCGACAGGGCCGTATCCGGCGGCTTCGCCTTCTGCGTTCGGTGCGTAGTTCGGCAGGCCGTTGATGCCGAAGATCGGGCGGCCGGCCGAGTCGAGCGCGGCCTCGAAGAACCCCCAGCGGCGCGGGTGCATGAAGATCTTGTCGGCCATGTAGCCGAGACCTCCGACCTGCGTGTTGATTTGCTGGATGACGTCGGCGATCTTCGGCCAGATGGCCGTCAATGTCGCCGTCGCGGTCGTCGAGGTGAGAACCCCGCTGGTCTGGAGCAGCCCGAGCATGTGCCCGGAAGCGCCGGAGCCGTTGAGGCAGTCGACGTCGAGGGCGGCGAAGTACCGGGCGACGAGGTCCTCGAAGAGGATCCCTTCCGAGTACGACGCACGCTCGAGCGTCTGGCGTGACACGGGCACGTAGCCGCCGATCGTGCGGACGGGCACCGACAGGTCGAGCTCGGTGACGTCCTGCGTGGTCAGCGCGGTGTTCTCCGTCGCCTGCACACCTGCGGCGGTGCCCTGGGTGAGCAGCGGCACGATCATCGACATACCGGTGTCCGGGAGCGGGTCGTCGCGGTTGACCTGGTCGGCGAAGATCCGGCCGTTCCGTGACGCCTTTGCGTACAGCGCGACGAGGTACTGCGGCGGGATGATGCCGCCGAGGGTGCCGGTCGCGATTGCCCGCTTCTCGGGCATCCGCTCCATCTCGTACATGTGGTGCTTCCCGATCCTTGCGCTTGCGCCCGGATCGTTCCGAAGCTGCGACAGGTAGAGATCGCGGAGGAACGACTTCTCCGGTGCGTCGGCCGGGTACATGTCCGGCTCGTCGACCCTGATCCTCTGGGCGGGTTCGAGGTCGACGTCATCGACCTTCGTGTACTTGGCGCGGGCTTGTTCGGACGCCTGGGCGTCCTTCACGCGCTGCTCGCGCCGGTCGGCTTCGGCGATGGCGTCGTCGAGCGCGCGCTTGGCGTCCTCGACCTCCGTCTCCTCTGCCTCTTCGTTTGCTGCGACAACGTCGTACTCGCCGGCGCGGGCCTGGACGGCCTCACACGCCACGTTGTACGCGTCGCGTAGTTCGGTGACAGTCATGTTCTACTTTCGGGTCTGATGTTTCTGGACGCCGATGCGCTGTTCTGCGCTCATGCGCCTGGACACCTGACCGCCCCTCTTGACGAGGCTGACGACCTCCGCCCCCGTTTCCGGGCTGACGGGCATGGCCTCCGCGATTGCGGACTGACCGAGCGCAGCTGCATACGTTCGAAGCTGCGAAACTGTTTGCGGGTACGCGCCCTGAGTGGTCGCACACACGTCGTAGAGACGTGCGACCGTGCGGATGCGGCGATGGGAAACCATCACGCCGTCGACTTCGCGGTCGGTGTCTTCGGCGTTCTTGATCGTGAACGCGAACGACGCTTGGCGGAGGACTCCGTCGCGCATCTTGACAGCCATCGCGATCCCGTCCGGGTCGTCCTTGCTGACCTTCGCGAGGTAGTAGAGGCCGTGTTCGTCGGCGCGGAGGTCGAGCCAACCGGGCTGGCCGGGAGGGACGTCTGTGGCGGCGACGGCACGGTTCATGTCGTGGCCGAAGTTGAAGTGGACGACGCCCTGCGCGGTCCTCATCCCTTGCGAGCGGAGAACTTCATCGAACGCTGATGGGTCGATGTCCTCTGTGAGCTTCGCGAACCGGCCGTCATACAGGGTGGTTGGCTGGTCGAAGACGGCGGCGTAGCCGGACATCGTCCAGGTGCCGTCGCCGTTGCCTTCGGTGTCGCGGACTTCGACGTTCGTGATCGGGGCGACGACGTAGCGCAGCTCGAGCGTTTCGGGGGTGCCGAGGTCCAGGCTGAACTCTCCGGTCTCGGCCCGGATCTCGGTGGTGGTCATTTCTTCCTCTCGGGTTAGGTGGTTGCCGCGTATGCGGCGGGCCGGACGAACAGGATGTCGTCCGGAACTGGTGTCTTGGCTGCGACAGAGTTGGCGGCGTTCGCCAATGCTCGGAGCGCTTCTGCGCGGCACGGACGCGCCTCCCATGCCGCGAGCAGCATGTGCGCGCCCTGCTGGAAAGACTTGTGCTCGGAGAGCAGGATGCCGGCTTGGTAGCGCGCCCAGTAGACCTCTTCCGGCCAGCCGCCCATCTGCGCCCGCTTCCGGTACATCTGGATCGCGGCATCGACCATGTCGAGGTCGCGGTAGGTCTGGGCCAAGTAGAAGGCGGTGCGCCGATCTGACGGGTCTTCTTCATGCGCCTTCTGAAGGAGCATGAGATCGCGCTGCAACTTCTCGCGTGACGCGCCGGAGCCACCGTCGATGCTCAGCCAGTCGGTGCGCGCAACCTTTGCCGGCTCGTCGGTACAGAGGTAGGAGTGAGCGACACCCTCGTACCTGAACGGGTGCTGGGTGCGCGTGAGTAGTGGGAGGCGTCCGCCGTCGTCGCGGACCCGGATCATGTACTCGTCCGCGTCAAGTGTTGGTTGGTCGCCTTCGATGTGGAGGCGATGATCCGCATCGAGCATGAGCGTGTAGTCGGTGGGCGCTTGGCGTGCGATCTCCAGCAGCGCAGTACGTGACGGCCCGAAACCATCGAACGGCCGTTCCTCGATCAGGCAGTCCACGCCGGTCTCGTGCGTCGTCGTCTTGGCGATCTCGATCGTTTCGTCGGTTGATCCGGTGTCGAGGATCGTGACGTGATCGACGATCGAAAGCGTCTGAGTGATCGCACGGCGGACAGATGCCGCTTCATCTTTGACGAGGAGTGCGAGACCGATCGTCATGCCGCCAACTTCAGAAGGCTCAAACCGACAGGAGGACCGGAGACCGCTGATGGACTACCGACTACGGTCTGAGCGACATGGGTACCGATGCCGACATCGGGTTCAGGTGAATCAATCCCAGCGATCTGCCAGTAATGGGTCGGGCCGAGGTGCGAAGGAGTCAGGCCCGACGCGAGCGACTTAGCTTCCTGTGCGCTGAGCTTGCGAGTCCAGGATGCCCACTGGCCCAGAGATCCGACCATCTTGGATCCGCCGTTGGTGATGAACTCGGCGAAGCCGATCCGGTCGAGCGTCGTCGTGCCGTTCGAGTTGCCTGTGCGCGTGAACGTTGAGTCGAGGACACCGTTCACGTACAGGGAGATGAGGTTCCCTGTGGTCTGGGTCAGGAGGATATGCACCCAGGCGCCGATAGCGATGGAAGCGGTCGACGTGAACGAGTCCGATGTTCCGCCGCCGTCAGCTCTGAAAAAGGAGGCGCACTTGTCGGCCGGTGAGATCAGGATCTGGACGAATGGGTTTGTGTTGCTGTTCAGCCCCTCGGAGTAGATGTCGGCGTTGCTGTTCGCTCCAGATGCAGCCTTCAACCACCCGCCGACCGACCACTCAATGCCGGGATTGGTGACGTTTCCTCCGACGCTGCCAAGAGCCGTAGTGCCGTTGAAAGAACGACCCATCTAGATCACCATTAGCTGCATGGAATACGACAAGTGGTTTCCGTACCTAGCCCAACGCGACGAATCAGGAAGCGCCATCGAGCGCTCCTACTGGAAGGGCTACTTCGACGCTCTCGTCGAGCACCATCGAATCAACCTCTCTGAGCTCGAGGCCGTTTACGAAGCAACGATCATCCGTGATGCGACCGCTCCGAATAACTAACCTCAGCCTCACGAGCTCGTGTACTGGAAGACGGCGTTGAACAACAGCGTGTCAACGGCGAGCGTGTCGTTCGTCGCTGTGCCGTTGTGACGGATGCGAACGACGATGTCGGCTCCCGCCGTTGGCGTTGTGGTCAGGGTGTAGGACTGGTCCTTCCGCGTATACGCAGTCCCCGGAACGGTCACATCGACATCTGACTCGGCGGTGAGCGCCTGGTCGTAGACCGCGGCGTTCGCGATCACTTTCGTCGCGAGCCCCATCGTCGTCACACCAGTGGTCGCATTCGCAGCGAGCGACAGGACGATTGCACCAGCCGAGCTGTAGTCCTGCGGGACACGGACGATTCCCCACCAGTCACCGACGACGTCTTTGACGAACGCGGCGACGACTTCGCGGATGTTCGCGGTCGAGACGAGTCCGGCGTAACCGTTACCGGACGAATCGACGGTGGTGAGCGAAATCGGGACTTGTTTGGTTCCTCCGGATCCGCCTGTGGGTCCTGTCGGACCTGTGGCTCCCGCTGTACCTGTCGGGCCTGTCGCCCCAGCGACTCCTGCGGAACCCGTTGGGCCGGTGGCTCCCGTTCCGGTCGGCCCAGTAGGACCGGTGACCCCGGCGGCTCCTGCTGACCCTGTAGGTCCAGTCGCGCCTGCAGCTCCCGCCGTTCCCGTTGGTCCCGTAGCTCCCGCCGCGCCTGCGGATCCGGTTGGGCCGGTGGCGCCAGCAGCTCCAGCAGAACCGGTCGGACCGGTAGCCCCAGCCACACCAGCCGTCCCAGTTGGCCCCGTCGCCCCGACAGCACCCGCCGAACCCGTAGCACCAGTCGCGCCAGCGGCCCCGGCAGAACCCGTCGCCCCCGTGCTCCCTGTCGGACCCGTCGGACCTGTCGGGCCGGCTTCCTTGATCGCCTGCTTCAGCGACGCGCCGTCAATGCTGAACGACGCACCAGACCGCGCGACATAGAACAGATCCGGGTCGGCGACCCCGGTTGCGCCTGGAAGTTGAGAAAGTTTCTCGTCAGACAACGGTCAG